ATTAGACAGTTATTAGATTTAACAAACGAATATCAAAATTTACAAAACAGATTAAAACTTGTAACAAATTCTACAAAAGAATTAACGGCAGTACAAGAAGAACTATTTCAAATATCTAGAAGAACTAGAGGAGGTTTTTCTGAAACAGTTGAACTTTATCAAAAATTAGCACTACAGGCACAAAATTTAGGATTAAGAAATACAGAACTATTAGAAATTACTGAAAACGTAAACAAAGTAATTGGTATTGCTGGGGTAAACTCAATTCAAGCATCAGCTGGTATTCTACAGTTATCACAAGCTTTTGCATCTGGAAGATTACAGGGTGATGAATTTAGAAGTATTTCAGAAAACATTCCACCTTTACTTGATATATTTGCAAAAGAATTAGGAGTAACAAGAGGAGAACTTAAAAAACTAGGTTCTGAGGGTAAAATTACATCTGATGTTATTGCAACAGCATTATTAAAAGAAACAGATAACATTAATAAAAAATTTGAACAATTAAGTCCAACAATAGGACAAGCAACTACTAGAATTGGAAATAGTTTTTTAAATCTTGTTGGAAAATTTAATGAAGTTACAGGAACTGCTGATACTCTTTCTTCTGCTATAATTGGTGTTTCAGACGCATTAGATAACTTAACACAAGGTAATGGAAAGTTAGAACAATTTTTAGCTGGACTTGCATTATCAATGGGTATTGCAGTTGACCTTGAAGAACTAAACAAACAATTAAATGAAACTTATAATATTGTTAATAGAGGTGGTGGTCAAGATTTAGCAGAAACAGAAAGTTTAGACGTATTATATAAAACTGCTGAAAAATTAAAAGATGAAAAAAAAGAAAGAGAGAAAATACAAGAAATAATTATAGGTCAATGTAAAGTAGAGGATAGCTTACAAGAAGAAATCTTAAACAAAATTATAAAACAAAACGCACAGTTTAGTTTAGCATCTGAAATATTTGAAGTTATGACTAGTACTATTAGCTCTTTATCAAGAGGTATTGCAAGATCAATAGTGTTAGGCGAAGATATGGCAGAAACATTTAAAACGATTGCAAGAAATCTTTTAATTGAAATCATTGCTAAGACTATTGAAAGAATTGCTTTACTGTTTATTGAAAAACTAATAATTGAAAAAATATTCAAGAAACAAAATGATCAACTTCAAAAAGAAAAACAAATTACAAAAGAAAAACAAAAACAAGTTGCACTTCAAATGATTCTTGTTGCACTTGGTGGAGGAGGAGGTGGAGGAGGACTTTTTGGTTTTGCTCAAGGTGGCGCAGTATCTAAAGATAAGCCAATCCTAGTAGGCGAGAATGGTCCAGAAATTTTCCGTCCTAATTCTACAGGTCAAATAGAACAAAATGCAAGAGGATTTGGAATGGGTGGTGCTAGTACAGTTAACATTAATGTTAGTGCAACAGATGTTAAAGGTGTTAAAGAGTTATTAATTGACAATAGATCAACAATCGTTAATGCTGTAAATATAGCATTAAATGAAAAAGGTAAAGAGGCATTAGTATAATATGGCAGGACAATTTCCAACAACACCAACTGCAAGTGACGCAAGTATTGGCTCAGCACAAAATACAATAGTTTCAGTAACTACATCTGGTAGAGTTCAAACAAGACAAATTGATGGACAAAAATTTACAATTACTTTGGACTACGCACCAATGACTAGATCAAACTTTGCACCAATCAAAGCATTTCTTATGAAACAAAGATCAAGATTAAATACCTTTACAGTTATTCCACCAGTTGTTTCAAATGCTCAAGGTGTTGCTGCAGGAATAATAAGTGTTGATGGTGCTATATCTTCTGGTGCTACTACTTGCACAATAGATGGTATGACAACAAGCACAACAGGGATATTAAAAGCTGGAGATTATTTTAGATTTACTGGTCAAGAAAAAGTTTATATGGCAGTTGAAGATTTAGACGCAGATGGTACAGGCTCTGGTACACTTACATTTGAGCCACCATTAAGATCAGATGTAGCTGATGATGTTGCGTTAGTTTATGATAATGTTGATTTTACTGTAAGACTTAAAAACGATATTCAAGAATATTCTATTATTACTGATAATCTTTATAAATATCAGATTGATTTAATAGAAAATTTATAATGACAAAATACTTAGTTAAACATTGGGTCAGTGCTGACTTTATAGCAGAAAAAGTAGTTGATGAATCTCAAATTGATCAAGTAAAAAACGACTTAAAACAAAATACTATTCCTGATGGAAGTTTCAGTTTTGTTATGATAAAAGGAACTGAGAAAATAGAACGAACAACTTACGAGAAATATGACGAGAAACTTAACTACGGCAATAAAGAATGAGCTTGAAACAGATAGCTTGCAACCTATTAATCTCGTTTATATTAACGTAGATACAGGTTTTAGATTTACAGATCATTACAAAGATGTTGTTTATAATTCTAATACCTATACAGCCTCATCATTATTTACTAAACTATCAAGTGTTAAAGAATCTTCTGAAGTAGAAGTTAGTAATATAACACTATCATTTTCTGGCGCAGATCAAACAATTATATCTTTATTTTTAAGTAATAATTATATGGAAAAAGAGGCAGAAGTTTATAAAGGCTTTTTAGATAACAACGAACAAGTAATTGCTGACCCATTTCTTTTATTCAAAGGCAGAATAGAATCTTTTAGTATTGATGAAAGTATTAATCAATCCAATGCAAATATTGTAGTAGCATCTCATTGGTCAGATTTTAGTAAAATAGAGGGTAGAAAAACAAACACAGGCTCACAACAATTACATTTTGCAAATGACTTAGGTTTTGAATTTGCATCACAAACAGTTCAAGATATTAAATGGGGTAGAGCATAATGCAAGATGTAATAAATTTATTTAATCAATTTGATCGTTATAAAGGTAAAGAATTAAGTAACTATTTAAAACCATCAATTAAATTAAATCAATATAAAAAGTTTTATGATAATAACGAATTAATTGGTTTTGTGAATTGGGCTTACATACATGACTTAGTTGAAAAAAGATTTAAACAAACAGGTAAGATAAAACCTAATGAATGGAACTCTGGTAATAATTTATGGTTAATAGAAATTGTATGTATTAAAAATACATTTAAAATGATGCGTTGGGTTTATAATTATTTTAGACAACAATTAAAAGTTGGTCATTCTATTAATTGGTTAAGAGTAGATCAAGATATTTATAGAGTTGGTCAAAAGTTTAAAAGGAGTTTTCACTAATGGGTGGTGTAGTAGAAGCAGTAGTAAATGTTATAACAAGTTTTATTGGGTGGCTTATACCAACACCTGATATTCCTGATTTTGAAACACCAGAAGAAGAAAAAGGTGTATTAATAAATAAATCATCAAACAATGCACAAATACCTATTGTATATGGTCGAAGACAGGTAGGAATTACTAGAGTATTTTTAGAATCTTCAGGAACAGATAATACTTATCTTTATATGGCTGGAGTAGTTTGCGAGGGAGAAGTACAAGAAATAGAAGAAATTTATATAGATGATAAACAAGTTACTTTTGATGGCGCACTAACTGATGGAACTTTAAGAGAAGTAAGCAGCTCAGATTCTAATTTCTATAAAGATAGTTCTCATATTCAAGTGCAAGCATTTTATGGAACAGATGACCAAGTAGCATCTTCTATTTTAACTAACTCTACTAATTGGACATCAAACCATAGATTAAGAGGAGTTTGTTATTTAGCTTTTAGGTTTAAATGGAATCAAGATATATTTAGTTCAATACCACAAGTAAGAGTTACTTTAAAAGGTAGAAAAGTATATGACCCTAGAACTGATACAACTGCCTACACATCAAACTCTGCTTTAGTTTTGTTAGACTACTTAAGAGATACCAGATATGGAAAAGGCTTACCGAATAGTGCATTTGAATCTGATTTTGCATCTTTTAAAACTTCTGCTGATGAGTGTGAAACTCAAATAACACCATACACAGGTGCAGATCAAATAAACTTATTTGAAACTAATGCAGTTATAGATACTGACCAAAAAGTAATTGAGAATGTTAAAAAACTTCTTAACCCAATGCGATCTCTATTCACTTATAATGATGGTGTTTATAAACTTAAAATTGAGGGTACAGGCACAGCAGTTAAAACAATAACTTCAGATCATGTTGTAGGTGGTGCTAAAGTTTTAGGAGAAAGAAAAAATAATAAATACAATCGTGTAATTGGTACATTTGTTAATCCTGATAAGAATTGGCAAAATGATACTGTATCTTTTCCACCAGCAGATGACACTATTGTTGCAACTGAATTTAAACACGCAACAATGTTAGCAAATGATAATGGAACTTTATTAGAGGGTAACTTTCAATTTCCTAATGTAACTAATAAATTTGGTGCAGAGGCTTTATGTGAAGTTATTTTAAGAAGATCAAGAAATCAATTACAAATACAATTAACATTAACATCAGAATTTTTAGAACTAGAAATTGGAGATATAGTAGCAATCACATATCCAAGTGGTGGTTTTAATGCCAAACCTTTTAGAGTATTAGGTTTAGAGATAAACGAAGACTTAACTGTAAATGTTCAATTATTTGAACATCAAGATAATTTTTATACATTTAATGAAAAAAATCCAATAGCAACTATTGCAGATACAACTTTACCTAATCCAAAATCTGTATTGCCACCATCAAGTTTAACTTTAGATGATGACTTAGTAGAATATTCTGACGGAACTGTTTTAACTAGATTATTAATTAATGTAGGTGCATCTATTGACCAATTTGTTGAAGATTATGAAGTAGAAGTAAAACAAACTTTAGATAAAAATGGCAACGCAGTAACAGAAGATTATAAATTAGTAGGAGAGGGTAAAGCTACTCAATATCAAGTTCTTAATGTAATTGATGAGGCCACATATTCTATTCGTGTTCGTGCAATCAACGGACTTGGAGTTAGATCAACATTTGTTACAGATACTAGAAAAATAATTGGGGCTACAGATACTCCCGCAGATGTTGAATCATTTAATATTTCAATGGTAGGGTCGAATCAAATGCAACTTCAATGGAAATCCGTAGCAGATTTAGATATTGAATTTTACGAAATTAGATACTCTGTAGGTGCATCTCCTGTTGAATGGTTTGATACTACTAATTTAGTACAAGTACCTAGAAGAAAATCAAACTCTGTAACTATAAATGCACTTAAACCACCATATCATTTATACATAAAAGCTGTAGACAAATTGGGCAACGAGTCAGCAAACCCAAGTATCATATCATCAAATGTAACTCGATTAGATGCTTTTGAAGATATTGCTACAATTAATGAAGAACCAACTTTTAACGGAACTTATACTAATACATTTTTAGGTTCAGATAATAATAGCAATCCAGCAGTTACTTTAGATACTATTTCTCTTTTTGACGATAGGGCTGGAGATTTTGATGATGCTGATAGTTCTGGTTTCTTTTTTGATACAGGGGGAATAGCAAACAATATTCAATCATCTGGTAGTTATTTATTTGATAATACATTTACTTTAGATGCTGTCTATGATGCTACTTTCCAAGTAGAATTAACTATGCAATCTGATGACCCTTATGATTTATTTGATTCAGGTCGTGGGGCTTTGCTTTTTGACAATGCTAAAGCACCCTTTGACGGAAATGCACCTACTAATAATACAGCTTTAATTTCAGTTGGAAGTTCAACTACAAGTCTTGGAGATATATCTAGTTTTACAACAGTAGCACAACAAGGAACATTTAAAGGTAGGTATTTTAAATTTAGAGTAGATTTAAGTTCACTAGATAATAAAGCTAAACCATTGGTTACAGGATTACAGGTTAAATTAGTATTAGAAAAAAGAACAGAAACTGGAGATGATGTTGCATCAGGATTAGCTACTAAAACAATTACATTTACAAATAATTTCTATCAAACTCCAAACATATCAATTACAGGTCAAGATTTAGATTCTGGCGATTATTGGGTTATCACAAACAAGTCAAAAACAGGGTTTGACATAGTTTTCAAAAACAGTAGTAATACAATAATCAACAAAACTTTTGACTACCAAGCAATAGGTTATGGTTTGCAAAGTTAATTAAAAAGGTGTATATAAAGTTATGGCTCAAGTTTCAGATGTATCATTGGCGAATCAAAGTTTCGGGACATTCCGTTCTGAACTTAACTCAATTTTAGAGGCTTTAAATACTAATCATATTGGTGCATCAAGACCAAGTTCAGCAGTAGCTGGTAGTATTTGGCTGGATAATTCAGTAACTGATACTATTTCTATTAAACTGTTTGACGGAACAGATGATTTAGAATTATTTAGTATCAATACATCAACAAATGCAATAACCCTACCAAGTGGAGTTACAGTTTCAGAAACTGACCCTAACTCAATTCCATTTGC